TGCTAACACTGGACAGGTGTGGGTAGCAGATGGAACTGATGGAGAACATTATTGTTTAACAATGCAAGTTCAAACCTCACTTGGAGCAATTCGAACTTGCTCAGGAATTTTATTGGTTAGGAGTCCATGCTAATGGCACGAGTAACGATTGATGAGGTAGTGGTAATATTACCAAAAACAACCAGCTTAGAAGGCGATCAGATACAGGCGGCGATAGATTCAGCAACGTGTTTAGTCGATCAAATAGCGGCTGATTGCGCTAGTGATTTAAGCGAGGCTTGCTTAAAACAAATTGAACTATATTTATCCGCTCATTTTGCGGCTGTATCTGATTTTTCTCTTTCAATGACTTCTGAAGAAGATGCTTGTTGCGGGGGAAAAGCTACATATGGTTTTGATTTGGGCGAGGGCATAAAGGGAACGCCGTTTGGGCAAATGGCGAACACGTTAAGCGGCGGTTGTTTATTAGCACTGGACGCTCCAACAGTTGGGTTTTACAGCATAGGGTCGATTTAGATGGGGCTGTTTCATAATTTAAAAGAGGATAAAGCATGAATGAGCAAGAAATAGAGCAAGAAATACAGGAAAAAGGATTAACTGCGCCTCGATTGACGCCAGATTTAATTTATTCAGTAATAAAGCACAAGGATTTTTATGTTTTCCCTAAAAGTCAATTAACAATATGTTGCATAACGCTTAAAAACGGATTTACTGTAACAGGCGAAAGCGCGTGTGTTAGTCCAGAAAATTTTAATGCTGATATTGGCGAAAAAGTATCATTTGAGAATGCTCGCAATAAAATATGGGCATTGGAAGGTTATTTATTAAAACAAAGATTATCAAACAATGGGACTGTTTGAACGTAACTTATCTGTATGCGGTCAAGATATTGAAATAACAGATCGCAATGTTAAGATTTTTAACGGGCTTCCAACTGAAATATTTAGTGGCGCTGTTAATGTGAGGGCTATTTTGTCCACATTAAGCGGGGTTAAAGTGTTTGACGATACCAACACGGAGCGCGTTGCCACGCATAAGCTGTGCATTGCATATATTGACGGAGTTACTGCCGAAAAGTGGGTTAAGCTGGCAAATAAAAAACGCCTAAAGGTTTTGACTGTAGAAAATTGTTGTGAGAAAAACGAAAAGTTAATTTTGGTTTGCACTGAACGAGGTTTAGATTCTAAGGTTGTTAACAATGCTTGAGATTATATCTGACACAGGAAACAGGCGTTTTTTTGGATCAGTTCTTAATTTAAAAAAACATACAAGGCTAGGAATAATCAGAGCCGCTCATAAGTCTGCGCAGGGGCTTATTTATTCATTACAGAATGAGGCAAACAACGGATTAAAAACAGGGCGTATGTATGGCGATCATAAAGCATCAGCACCAGGCGAGACTCCGGCAACAATTACCGGAAAATATGCAAATGGTGTGCGGACTATAGTAAGACCGAAAGAATTTGTTTTCGGGAATATTACGCCATACGCTGGATACTTAGAGTTCGGCACAAGCAGAATGAAACCGCGACCAGGATTAAGCAATGCTATTGTCGATCAGGAAAGGAATATTGTGCGCAATTATCTAAAAGAAATAGAGCGGGAAATATGAAAACAGCGGATATTGTTAATCACCTATCACGAGTTATTCCAAAGTATAGTAATGACTTTAGTGATTCTGTGTCGATTATTTCAATTGTTCCGTCTGGTGATGTGGCAACAGTTACAGCCACATCTCATGGTGCTATAGAAGGTCAAAACGTTGCTATTACAGGTGCAGAAGCTCCAGTACAAATTGATACAACTACATTTATTCGCACCGGCTCAACAGCAACATTTCTAACGCTTCAAGATCATGACTTTACATTGTCAGAGCTAGATAAAGTGAATGGCGGTAAAACATTAACGATAAGCGGGGCTAATGAGAATGAATTTAATGATGTGTTTTATATCGTTCGGGTTGTTAATCGCCGGGAACTTATTATTGCTGTTGATGATAGTGGCAGCACTACTATTAGTGGCAGCCCGATTGTTGAAGATGCAAACGGAGGAATATTTAACGGTATTTTTCAGGCGTATAATGTCACTACCAACACATTTGACTACACGCTTCCAATAGAATATTTATTGCCTGCGTCTGGCGCGCCTTTAGCACAGATCAGTATTAGAATTTTAGCTGTATTGGACATTAATCAATATATGACTGAGGTTTATACAAAACAGGCTGAGGGGAAAAATCAGCTTGTCGTTGTAATGGGCGATACCATTCGCAATAAAAAACAAACAGAACCTACCGATGCTTATGATTCTAGTGTGGGCCAAGATAGCTACACGCCAATATTTATACAGCAATTTGCAATTTATATTGTCCAAAACACAAGCAATACAATATCAGCAGCAACAGCAAGGGATAATGTAGAGGGCGAATATGTGCCAGCTGTTTTAAAAACGGTTGAGCGTGCTAAATTCGACACAGGCTTTACATACTCGCAATTCCGCTCAATTTGTACACAACATGGCGTGTTCGGGTATGATGCTGAGGTAAGCAATGGTAGAGCTGTTTATATTCACGAGATGGTATTCCAACAGCTTGCTACAATAGATAAAGTTGCCGATACATATAATGAAGATGATAGCGTTGCATTGCGGGATATTGATTATACAATGGCATCAGATAAGGGAACTGGCGTTCTATTGGCTGATATAGATATGGATGAAGTACCGCTGTAATAACTATTAAACGAGAGGATAAAGAATGGGACAATTAACTCAGAGCACAGCAGAAGTTCAGATATTGCTTGATGAAGTGCCGGGTAAAGAGCCAGGGAATGCCAATATACAGGAACATATATCATCAACGACTAATCCACATGGCGTAAGTTATGACCAATTGGACGGCGATATTGACAGTTCCATTGTATTGTCAGTCTTAACAAATGATACAGGTCTAGTGCCTGAAGATTATGGTGTAGGCCCTGTTTGGGAAAATGACATACCTTATTGGAGCAATAGCCAGATAGCTATGCCAGTTCGTAATAGGGATAATATTCGCAATAGGGATAATAGAGCAAATTCCGATCAATACATTAATTTCGCGGAGTATACGCCTATTGTTCCGGTCACGGCAAACGGTGTTAACCCTGCAATAGTCGTATCACCTAATCTTGATAAAGTTGAGTGTCATATGGATAGTACTTCTGCTGACAATCAATTTTGTGGTGTATCTGTTACCCATAATTCAGCCAGCGATTTCTGGGATTTTTCAGCACAACACACATACCCTGGGCAAGCAGCGGATACGGTTTATGGTATTGATTTAGAATTTCCAGAAACTTTAACTGGAGACGACCGGTTATACTCTTTGAAGTTTACAATATTACTAGCAACAACATCAACTGCAATAGGCGATGACAGCGATACAACTAACGCATATAAAATAGAAAATGTTGCTATTGCTCAGGCAAAAAATAACAGATGCTTGTTTTTTGTTAAACAATCAGAGATTAATCCGCAGGGCGTACCGGACATTTCAGAAGTAAGGAGAATAGATGTTCGGATCTATAACCACATAAAATCAGTTGTTCCAGTTCAAGTGAATGTGCGTGGTTTATATGTAAATATGAAGCGCAAGGGACGGGTTGTATTTTCGTTCGATACTGTCTTTCAATCATGGTATACAGAGTTCTTTAAAAAATATGCGCAGCCTAGAAACTGGGGTTGTACCGCATCCATTACAACCAGCACGTTAGGTCAAGATGTCGGAGGATCGTTAACTATAACGCCAGAAATGCTGCAAGATGTTGTAGATAATTCTGACTGCGAGATATGCAGCAATACATATGGTAATGACCATATGGTGAGGACTTCTACAGCAGTTACTGTCACAGGCACAGGCCCTTGGACGGTTACATATGATATTGCAGAGCATGGCTATTTAGTCGGTGAGACTGTACAAGTTGGAGGGTCATCATACCTAGTAGCAAACGGGCTAAAAACTATTGATACGGTGGAATTTGCCGGGCGATTTACAGTTATTGAGACAGTTAATGCAGATGCACATACTGGCACCCTTGATGTTGTGCATATACCAAATAAAACTTGGGATATATCAGATGTAACCTTAGCCGAGCAATTTTTTGTCGATAATAATATAAAATCAGTTCCTGTTTTTGTTATGCCATATGGCGACTATTCAAGGGAGTCTACAAAGATATTAACCGATATGGGATATATATCAACAAGGGCTACAGATCAAAAAGGGATTCCATTTTTTGCAGTCGGTGCACATTATGGGCTTGACCCATCATTTGTGCTTCCAGGGTTTACATTGCACTCTACCAGGACAGAGGCTGGAGCATTATCAACTATTGATAATGCAATGATGGTTGGTGCTGATATGCATATTTACGGACATAGGTTTGAAGATAATCCTGAAGGGTCAGAATTTTCAACTTCAGAGCTTAAAATATTGATTGATGGAATACAGGAACGTATTGAGTCAGGCTTGTGTGATGTTCCTATAGGCATATACGAATCAGTAATTAATTACTAAGGTATTTATGCAAAACGGCAATATAGCCCGTCTGCGCATGATAATTTACACAAACACTGGTTAAACAAATAAAACTATGAAAATAAAGATTAAAAACAACGCTCTAGCATTAGTGCTAGGCTACAAACAAAACAATATTATTGATATTGAATGCCGTCAAGACGTGCCCGTTTCTAAAGAATGGCGTAATCGTATAAAGGATAGTAAAATTGATGGATGCATTGAAATTATGAAAGAAAAACCCAAAAAAAAGTAGCTCATTATATTGATGCGCTTTATTGATCTTAAATTAATATAAGGAGAATACCTTGAGTATAAAATTTCCATCCGTAACGGCATCTATTCGTGCCGATGGTGTCACCGCTGGGCTAACGCCTGAGCGGTTATTATTCGTTGGTCAAATGCTTTCTGGTGGCACTGCTACAAGTGGAGCATTGCAAGAAAATATTTTATCAGATAAAGCAGAAGATGTTTTATTCGGCCCTGACTCGCCTATTGCTACAGCAATCAGGCGAGGGCGTAGGCGTAACGGTGAGACTCAATTTGATGCTATTGGCCTTGATGATAACGTTGGTGGTGTAGCTGCTGCAGGTACGCTCGTTATTACAGGCACAGCAACGGAGGCGGGTTCACTTGTTTTTTATGCTGGTTCTGAAAAGCTGAATAAATACACGGTTGCAATAGCTGTTGACGATACAGCGGCAGATATTGGCGATGGTATTGTAACGGCATTAACCGCTGATACAACCGCAATTGTTACCGGGATAAATGCAACAGGGA